GCTCGCATCTTCTGACCTTGCGCCTGTACCAACTGTTCTTGTATCGTTGGACCACCGCCTAACATACCACGTAAGCCACTAGCCATACGCTGTTGTCCTGCCAAAGCACTTTGTGTAAGCATCTCTCTACCAGTCATACCGACTCTAGGGTCAATACCTCCGCTAGGGATACCTGTTAATAATCCTGCTATATCTCTTTTATTAGCCATTAGTATTTTCCTCTATTAACCAAATGGGGTTGGTCCGACAAAGTCTTCATCATATTCTGAAGGATGGTAATCATAGTCTTGTTCTCCATACGAAGGCATAAAGTATTCTCTTAGTAAACCGTCTAGCAACCCACCATCATTACTAACATCTGCACCGTAAATTCCACCTAATATTTGTTCTTGTAATGTAGGCTCTCTTCCTAACAATGCGTCAGCTAGTCCTGTTCGCTTGCTTGCCTCAAGACCTGTGGCTTGCTCAAGACCTTGCATTAGTGACTCAAGACCTCTTCCACCTAATTGACCAAACAACTCAGCACCAGTACGTCTACCAATGTCAGGTATTTTAGCAATATCAGTACCTAATCCTAATGCGGCTAATGCTTGCTGTTGTGGTATATAACCTGCACCAAGTAAACCAGTAGCCGCTGTTAATGCTTGTGCTTGTTCAGACATAGCTTGAGTACGCGCTCCTAAGTTTGCTCTAGACATAGCCTCTTGTCTTGCCGTTTCCTGCGCTAGCAACTCTGGAGAAGAACCACCGTATGCTGAAGAACTTAAGCCCATACGTCCTTGAGACAACATACGCTCTTCTAAAGCTAAACGATTACGTTCTTCTTCAGGACGTTGTGTGGCTCTTATTTGCTCATACAGGTCAGCCTGTGCCGTACTAGGGTCTACCCCTATCTTGCCGAATAAACCCTGTGCTTGACCCATTAGTTGCGTCTGTAACGCCTGTTGCTCAGGTGTCATAGCTAAAGTATAACCACCTTCGGGTGTCGTAGTAGCTGTGCCTAGTCCCGTAGTAACAGTAAAAGGTTTAAACTCAGTCATCCCTGCGGCTGTTTGACCTAGTTGTTCTGCCGCTTGTGCTGACTTTTCACCTAACTCAAGTGCCGCTTTAGCCGCTTCGTCAGTATTGTAGTAACCTGCCGCAGCTCCTATTAAATCAGTTAAACTCATTATACGTTCTCCAGTTCTGCCACGCGACTACGTAGCGATTGTACTTCTTTAATTAACATAGGTACTAACTTGCTGTAGTCAACACCCATCATCTCTTCTTCGGTATCACCTTCGGATACAGCTTCAGGTGCAACTTCAACTAACTCCTGTGCAATTACACCATAGTCCTGATGTGAGCCATCAGCCTTCCAATCAAACTGTCTAATCTGTATAGCATCAACCTTGCTACCTGCATCATCAGAGTCTGCAATGTTTTCCTTGAGGCGTTCATCGGAGCTAGTGTTGTAAGATGTGGCTGACCCTGTTACGGATATAGACCCTACAGTTGAGCCGTCTTTGCGGAATTGTACAATATCACCATCAGTTGTTTTCCTGTCAAACGCACCCGCAGGATTACTGCTTCTTACGGCAAAAATAGCACCTGAGTTATTAAGCTCAACACCCTGTATTGTACTGCCGCTAGAAGTTTTACCCACCAATACGTTGCCTGATGAGTCTATACGCATACGTTCAGTAGCACCACCAGAGGCAAACGTAATTCCACTAGAGTCTGTACCAATAGACCCTACATTTGAGCCGTCTTTATAAAACTCAATAATGTTTCCATCCGAACCCATCTTATTAAGGTTCATAAGAGACTGTGTGGCTGTAGTTGTTTCTCTTGCAAGTTGTAAAAAGCTATTAGAGCTATAAACAAAACCAGTATTACCGCCACTTGTATTGTCGTAAACACTACTATCAGTAGTACCCACCAATAGGTTCCCTGATGAGTCAATACGCATACGTTCTGTAGGTGTAGAACTGGCGTCACTTGTGGCTATAACAAAGTCATGTGCATTAGCATCGTTTTGTGCTTCAGCCAACAACGCAACACCTCTAGTATTAGCATCTGCACCTGACAAAAGAATACCTTGCGTTCTACCTGCAATGCCTGAAGTTGAAGAGCTGAATTTAGCCGCATAAGAACCGTTAGATAAAATATTAGCTACAGTATCTTGTGTAGCTGTAACATCTAGCTTAGTATCAGGATTACTAGTACCTATACCTACGTTTCCTGATGAGTCAATACGCATAACTTCGCCAGAGCCAAAGGTCGCGTTATTAACACCAAAAGCAACACCTTTACCCCCTGCGCCCTGTACTATAGCGTATCCGTCAGAAGCCCTATATCCAAACTGCGCTCTATCTCCACACACTTTCATGTAGGTATCTTCATTAGCGTTGTTTAGCTGTAAAGCATTAGCAGATGCTTGTATATGCACAGTAGATGCAGGGTTATCAGTACCTATACCTACATTGCCTGATGAGTCAATACGCATACGTTCTGTGCCGTCAGGCGAAACAAAGAAATTATTAGATAAAAATCCAAACTCATTTGTTGAAGAGCCTGTGTTTACCATTTCTATCTTAGTATTAGAGCCTGTGCTTTGTAGGCGTACTGTGTCGTTACCACTTGTTACGTGTAACGCTCTAGCAGGAAGATTAGTACCTATACCTAATCTTTCAGCAGAAGCATCCCATCTAAATTTAGCTGTAGTATCGTTTGTCTCGTTGTAGAAACTTACATCACCAGTAGGTCCAACTACTACTTTGTTTAAGCCATTTACATCTTCAAACTGCAAACCATGATTAGTATCATTACTAAGATTCGCCTTGATGTTCATGCCATTAGTTCCATCAGGTGAACGAAACTCAATAACAGGTACATTTTTTTTGAACACAGGGTTAGCAGTAGAAGTTATAATACCGTTTACATGGAGTGTGCTTGCAGGAGAAGTAGTATTTATACCTATCTTGCCATCATTTTTAATTGTCATCCTCGTAGTGCCTTGTGAGGATGTTGAGTTAGCTCCGCCAGTTACAAACTGTATATGGTTGTTTCCGTTAGTGTCTCTTGCTTCCAATACTAAAGCATTAGATAAAGTCGCTACAGCAGCCGTTGCTGAGTTTCCTTCCATATAAATTTCGCCATTTACAGCAGCTGAATCTTGGCGTAATTGTATTTTAGGATTATCTGCTTCATTGTTGTTATTAGTATCGGCTTCAAGAATTAACGTAGCATCTCCTGAAGTGCCTGAGCTAATGTGTAAGTTACCTGCAGGACTGCTAGTACCTATACCTACGTTTCCTGATGAGTCAATACGCATACGTTCAGTAGCAACCGTATCAAAAGACATATAATTATTATCGTGATGATATTCAATAGTACCTATAGCTGACGCTGAATTATCAGCAAAGAATATTTTAGACTCACCAGAATCAACAGAATCAAGGCGTAAAACAGAATTACCTACTGTGCTGTGTATTCTTGCTTGGGCTGTGCTTGCCTCAATGTCTAACTCATAAGCAGGACTAGCAGTACCTATACCTACTTTGCCCTCAGACACATCAACGAACAGTGTGTTAGTATTGACAGCTACGTCAGCACTAAAGTTTACCACACCAGTAAATGTGTCACCCGCTGTGTCAGCCTTAGTTGCTATCGCTGTTTGTATGTTTGTAAATTCAGTTGTAAACTCAGAGCCTTTAATTACCTTACCCGCGTTGCCTGAAGGAAGACTATCTTTTGCTCCAAAGTTAGTTGTTATAGTATAATCACTCATTAAATTAATCTCCCTAGAAGAGCGTGTACGTCTATTTGTTGTATTGAATAAGGTGCGCCATCAATGGTTGACTCAATGCCTATAGTTACTACATTACCACTACCGCTTGTATTAACCGAAGGACGCTGTATGTCTGTACCTACTGTAAATTTACCTATGTTAAACTCATCTACGTTAAACTCAGATATAGGTGTATTAGATAAAGCCGTGCTAAAAGGTTTCTTAATAAACCCACCATCGTAGTCATAACCCCAAGCTAATGTAGTGTTGGAAGCTACGTTACCAATAACTGTAATGTTAAACTTTTTAAGAAACTTAAGGTTAGTGGAGTTACCAAAGTTTAGTGGATTACTGTAGTAAGACATCAAATAAGAACTACCATTATCCTGATAGCCTTCATACTTAAATATACCGTCTTCTCTACCAATGTAAATACTACCGTCCTGTAGTAAAGCCAAACTACGTGGATTAACACTAGACCATGTAGTCACTCTGTTAGCACCATCAGGTAAAGCAGTACGCATATCAAAGCAGTATATAGTTTGACTGTCTTGTAAAGACAATAAGTAAAATGCTTCATCGGCACTATACAAAGACTTAATAGGATTTAGTTGCGCTCTAACTAAAATAGTCAACTCATTACGGACATTGTTACTAATGTCACGCATAGGCATTGACTTTTCTTGTACAGTACGACCAAAGCTACGTACACCGTCTTCAGACAAGAATATAATGTCAGTACCTGTGTGTTGTACGGAATCTCTAGCAATGCAACCTACACCTTCTACAGTGTCGTGTAGTTTAAAATCAGTAGTTGTAGTAGTGTCAGCACCAGAGTAAACAATAATTGAACGCTTACAGAATATAATTAAGAAGTTATTAAATACAGACAAAGCAACAACTTCATCACTGCTGTTAGGAAATACATTAGTAAGGTCTAGTGAACCTGATGCACCGCCATGCCAGTTAGTACCAATAAGGGTGTCAGACCAATATACAGTGTGTTTATTGCCTGATACATCAGCCGCCCACAGTTTACCAAACCCACCTATAACTTCATTAGCTTCAGGAGCATAGTGTGAGCCATCTACTACTTCTACAAGAGTAAGGCTACCTGCTGTGCTTTTTAATGCTTTATGACCACGTTGGAAGAAATAAACGTCATTGTTAAATGTAACTATCTTCCAGTTATTAGCTGATATAGTATATCCCACAGGAAGCGTCACAGGCGTTATTGTTGTAGTACCTGAGAATATTTTATTGTTACCCGCAGAGAATACTATTTTAGTACCGTCTCGTTTAACGTACTCATGTACAGCCTCTATGCCTCTACTAGAACCTAACTGTGTAGCCGTACTAGAATCAGTAGATACTTCCGTATAACCCTTACGTGCGCCTATACGCCCATATTCGTCAATAATACAGTTACTAGCGGTAGCCGCAAAGGACTGGTCAAGAGATATAGGTGAATCCTGACTGTTAATCCCCGCAAATCCTGGGGCTTGTACTGTAATGTTCTGTAATTGTTGTGCCATTAGCAAGGTGTCCATACAGTTTCAGAAGGGAATCTAGCGGCATCAAACGCTACTGCATCTGCTAACGTAGTGTCCGCTAGGGCAAATAATTCCTGTGCTGAAGTACCGCCTGTTTCTCCACGCTCACGTGAAGCTAAGGCTACTGCGTACTGTACAACTGGTGATGAAGGTACAACTAGTTTATCTGCGTCAAGAGTAAATGCGTCTGCTCTGTCTACAATGTTAAATCGTAATGTATACGCTTTGTCAGGCTTAGGGTATAAGTCAACCAAAGCATTACCGTTAGCGTCTACACCATTCCAAGAGTAATACTCTGGAGAACCTTTAACAGGCTCTTGTACTAGGTATGCGTTGTTCATCCAAGAAGAACTAGCAGGACGCATAAATAAGTTTGACGTATCGTTAATAACGTCTAGTATTTTAAAGGAGTTGTTAGTACCTGTCATACTGTAACTAAATACATCATCAGTAGTAGTTACTGTAATAGTACTTCTAAGTGCTGACCAATCCCATGCATCCTCAACAATACGTCTACCATCATTGACAAACTCTCCTATAAGTTTTACATAGGAGTCTGTAGCATTTTCTACAGAAGATGTTTCTTCCTCTCGCATTCTACGCAGTACACTGTTTACTAATTGTAAGTAAGTCATTATCCATACCTTC